TGTTACACCCAAGAGCTTTGAAGCTAATATCTACTTGAGTTATTTGTTGGTCATCTGCAATATCTGGAATAACAATTTGTGATATATCGCCACCTGTATTTTTACGAAGCGAACAGAGTCATTTAAACTCCCATAGTTTTGCGTATCAAACTTGACATCCGAATTAGACAGAGTCCAATCAGAGACCCCATCTTGAAAGTTCGGATTCGCCAGCAGATTGTCGGTCTGGTCTGCTACGATACTTTGGCTTGTCATCAAACTTAGCGTAATGATTAGCCACAAAATCTTTTTTAGCCCAATATGCACTAGCTTTCTCTCCTACAAGTACCTCACCCCTCATTTGTACTGGACAAGGAGATCCAGCATGGAAAAGCGCGATAATAACATCTTTATTATTTATACAGAGCAACGAAACTGCTCCAACTTTTAGGCCTAAAGAGGCCATTTGCTTTGATAATCGAATAGCACGACACACTTGATCTATATGCATCCCTCCCTGTGAATAACCTATTACTGCTAATGATGCAGCTGACGAACTTCCCATACTACAAAGATCAGGCCCATACGAGCCAGTCGCTGTCGGTGCTTTTGGAGGATTAATTGGAGGGTCGTTTAAATACTTCACTACTGATTCGCTGGAATACGCTATCGAGCAAAAAGAAATAGACATAGCTACTAGTATGATAGAAACAAAAATCAGCATTAATTTTTTTATTTCGTCCATGTAGCATCTCTTATTTTCCCATTGCCAACCAAATACCAATAGCAATCAAAGCCACCATAATACATCCCACTACTTCCATTTCAGTCATAATTATTGATCCTCAATGTTTTTGGCCTTTATCATTATTTTCTTCATATAAATCATTAAAACCTAATTTATCTATAAGATAATATATTCTTTGTGATCTTTCTTCTGGTGTCATTTTTTCAGTAACATCTTCTATTTTAGTAATAGCATTAAAACCAGATTTATCTAATACAGAATTACAAGCAGCTAACTGTATACTTCTATTGAGATTTTTTTCTAATACTATTGCTTCCAACTTACTTAATGCTTTAGGAACTATACTACTAAGCCTTTCTCTATTCCTGGCCATAATTTCATCACTTAATCTTTTCTTTAAATAATACCCCATTGCTCTAGCATCATTTTTATTTGAATAACCAGCTTTCCTGGCACTCGCAGCAGCATTTCCTTCAGTCTCACCTGAAGTAAAGTAATCTACAAATAATTCTTGTTTTTTAGGATTTTCCTCTGTTTTTTTACTCATACATCACCTCTATGGTTTAGGGTTATTATTTTTAATTGTTTGTCTTGCTGTTTGAATTGCAGCTGCTGGATCATCATTGCTTTCTATTACCTTCTCCCACAAAGCTATAATCATGTCATTCAAGTTATCGCCATACGCTGCTTTGCGTTCTTGCTGATACCCTTTAGCATCTATCTTTGTTTTAACCTGAGACCAAGTAACCCCAAAATCAGAAGGATTACTAGACAAGACTGCTCTTCCATTGCTAACACTTGTTACCTTTTGAAACATAGAATTAAACTCGGATTCATTAGTAGGTAATCCATTAATAACGTATTCAGTAATACCTAATTCGCTTAGGGCTTGATTTACTTTTTCAATATCTTTTAGACTCATTCTAAACTCCTACACATATTTCTATGGCGACCAACTCTGACTGTAAATTACTTGCTTCCCAGCCTACATATGTTGTGCCTGTTGAATTTTTACCTAATAAATTATAAGTTAAAGCAGATGTTGTACTTGGTGAATCTAAATGACAAATAGAAGCAGTTACAAAAGAAGCAGCAGACGTTTGACATAAACCATCCCCGCCTGATGCCATGTCCGTATTTGCTGTACCCCCACTAATATCCCTATACATGGTTACAAAAGTATTTGCTCCATGCATGGTTACACTTCCCAATATTAAAATTTTAGAACTGGTTGATTGAGGAGTAATAGTAAGAGTAGAACCAGTAATATCGGCATAACTGGTTGAAGTTATGGATTGCTGACCATTATCATATTTTCCTACTATATTTAAAATTTTTCCTGTGAGGCCTGTAGCAGTCATTCTATATAAATCGCTGCCACCTAATTCAAAGTCGATTTGGTCATCAGTTGGGCTGGATATGGTTGTATCCGTATCCGCATCAAGAATAAGTCCGTCTGCTAAACCCTGTAAATCTATAGCCTGCGAGTTGCAATCAAGCGTGCCTCCAAGTTGGGGACTCGTGTCATTTACTAAATCTGTACTTCCTGCATCTGCACCACTATAACTAAAATGAACACCAACGCCATCATTATCAGAGAATGAGCCTGCACTCACAACATGAGTTACTGGTACTTTGGTATAACCACTCGCATCAGTTACTGCACCACTTACTTTAAATACAGCATAAGTAGAAGCTGTACCTTCTTTGACAACAGTTACTATTCCTCTTGCTGTTGAGTTTGAAACATCATCCCAAGATTGAACATAAGCAGATATATCAGCACTAGCATCATCCGCATCATCTACATATAAAATAGAAACGCTAGATAATGTTGCATTATTAAAAGCTATTTTACCTGCACCGGGGTCTGCATCAGATGTTGTGCTTTCCCAAGTCATTGATAATTGAGAGTTTGTACCTGCAGCGCCTGCTGAACCTGTTGAGCCTGTAGAACCTGTTGAACCAGTAGAACCTGTAGAACCTGTATCTCCTGTATTCCCACTTCTTGTCCAATGTACAGATAAGGTATCACCTGCAGAGAAAGTATTGCTACTTGCTAAATGGGCAACAGCCAATTTATTGTAGCCACTAGCATCTGTAGAAGCACCTGTAATCTTAAATCTTGCATAAGTAGTTTGGTCATTAACATCAACGATATGTAATATCGCTCTGATTGTTGAACTACTATCATCCCAAGTTAAAACATCAGCAGAAGTGCTAACACCATTAGCATCATTATCATCTATATAAATAGCTGTAGCACTTGCATAAGTACCATTATTAAAAGCAATTTCTCCAGAGCCGGGGTCAGTATCTGATGTTCCTGTATCAAAAGTATAAAGATAACCCGGAACTGAGCCATCTTCACCACTAGCTGTAAATGCTACAAAAATAGTATCATCTGCAGCTAATGAACCTGCGCCATCTATATAAGTTAAAGGTACTTTTGTATATCCACTAGCATCTGTTACAGCACCGCTTACACGAAATACTGCCCAAATAGCTAAATTATTTGCTTTTGTTATTCTTACACGACCACGATTAGTTGGATTAGATGTAACATCATCAAAAGATTGAACCCATGCAGAAACATCAGTAGCATTAGCATCTAAATCATCTACATACATATTGGTAGCAGAAGCTATTGTTGAGTTATCAAGACGAACATAACCACTACCGGGGTCAGAGTCTGTTGTAGTTGTAGAAAACTTAAATGCGCCACTATCACCGCCTGCTGGATTAAAGTCTGCAATCGTTGTCAAGTCTCCGCTAGAATCAAAACCCAAAGCCTTGCTTGCTCTATCAGCAGCTAATTCTGTAAATTCTGCTGAAGTAATTGTATTGGTTCTTGAGACTTTAAAAGACCGATCTAATTGTTCTTGTAATTCTTGGGCTATAGATAAATTCTTATCAAATGCGCCTTCAACACTATCTGCTGTAAAAGGATCATTCTCGACTAAATCAACTGCCTGTGTTTGTGTAGTAGAACGTCTAAGCACAACAGTTTCTGTAGCTGCTGGAATATTGCCAGATGTAAATACAACATTGCCACCAGTTGCAGCACCCACACCGCTTACTGTGTAATGTGTAGTCTTGGTTTTTACTGTTTCAGCACCAGCAGCTGTTCTGATAATAACTTGAACATCATCATCATCTGATATTTTAAATGCGTAAGCAAAAGTATCCTCACTCCCATCTCCAGAATAACTGTTCTTAATAATTGTAGTTGATATAGTCAAATTATTCGCCTAAATAATCTGTTTGCCTGCTTTCCTGTAAAAGTT